GGTGCGCTTGGCTCTCTGATAATCGTATCGTTGTCAATCCAGACGGACAGGTCTGGCCGTGCTGCTACCTCTGCAACAAGGCGTATCACGCAAAGCAACTCGAGGACCAAGGTCTCTCAAAGTGGGAGTGGTGGTTCGAAGACTCAGCAGACAAAGTCATGCACAACTATCTCGAGAACAAGGACGATCTCAATCTCAAGAAAAAATCTATGGAAGAGATCCTTGATCACGAGTGGTATCAAAAAACTCTGCCAGAATCATGGGAAAAGGAAGAGACAAGGCTCAAGGAGTGTCGAGACTTCTGCGAGTATACTGTCGAAGAGTAACTGCATATGAAATCTATACTAGATAAATAGACTAAAAAGAGGAAAGAAATGGACGATCTATTCGACTTTGGGTTCACAGCAGTAGACGAAGATGAACTCTCTGCAGTACAATCTACTGCTCAGGAGGCAGAAAAGGCTTCTCAAGCTGCTCTCTCTACTCAAGAAAAACTCGATAAACTATACAATGCTATTACACCTCTACTCACAAACCTCAAGGCAAACCCTGAAAAAGAGTATATTCTATGGCCTAATAGACTGGCTAAGGTAGAGCAATTCGAAACACACCTACAGAAGATATACCTCGGGTAAGAGTATATGCATATGAAACCAGTTGGGAAACTGCCATTCGGTCGCTCTCGCGGTTTCGCTACAAGTCCACCCTCAGTCCTCTCGCCATATCAGCCAGGCCCTCAGGTTCACCACCAACACCCAAACTATTTCAACCTTATTACCTAACGATATCAACAGGTTAGCAAAATAACGCATAAGTTATTGATTCTAAAGCAAACCTTTTCCTTTACATTTGGTTCATTCTGTGGTAGATTGCTATTATACAGTTTAGGAGATTCAAATGAAAGTTACCGTGATCCATATGCCACACCCATCAGCACCAGTAGACGAGGACGCTGTTCGAGTAGCAGAGGTCTCTATACCTGCAGAGATTAAGAGTGATACAGAGGCATGTGAATATGCTTACCACAGGACTCAAAACATTTTTGGTTCTTGGTCAATCAAGGATGGTAACGCTGATAACTGTGACAGTGTTAAGCGTATGTGCCCTTTACACGAAGGTGGCATGGGGTTACGTTCATCCATGATGGGTGATCATTTTATTGTGCATAGCGATAACGCTTGGTCACATAACGAGCAGGGCGAGGTATATGAGTGTGCCATGCTAGGCTTTGAGTATAAGAACTCTATGATTCTTGTTGACTTCTTGTCTGAGCAGCAAGAGAAAGAGATTGCTTATGGAGTAGAGAGAGTGGAGTTAGTATAATGGTAGTATATAGAGTGAGAGCCACGAACAGAACCGGGGCATTTTTCCAGGGTACCTATGAAGATAAGTACGAGGCGGATAAAATCCATAATAACCTGTACAACGAGGTGACCGCAGAGGGCGGCTATAAGTGGGGTACCGTGGAGACTAAAAAGGTGGAGATAGGTACCATCAGACCGTAGGAGAAAGGGGCTTTTAAATAATATTATTTAGAGGACCCCGTCTACCAGGCCTTAACTGGCTAATCCATTTATTGGGTTTCGAGAATTTTTTTCGAGAGGTTATCTGAAAAATTTTTTTCACAGGTAAAAAACCATCTCGAGAGTCATTGCATAGATAGTATAGAGAGGAGAGACTATGTTTAATAAATCGAATGAGATAGAGGACGACGGATTCATCACTGTGTACCCGAAGCTAGAGCACCCTCACATTGTAAAGGACGGTATACCAAAGCACGGATCTCCGCAGGATAGAGGCTCGGCTGACAGGTACTATGGACGTCCGTACGATCCACACTGGTATCCCGAGGGGACTGGTAAGGGGAGTCGTATAGAGATGGCTCAGATGACTTCTAACCAGATAGTAGAGTATACCTGGGGATATAACAACGAGGAAGATCGGAAAGACTGGGGATGATAACGATAGAGTTTGATCAAGACGAGACCTGTATTACTATCCTTGATAATACAGGTGAGCTCGAGGATATATCAGTGTTGCTCTATGACGACTATTGCCACATCAGGCAGTACGATGAGAAGAGAGACAGGTTTGACGTTGTGACTATGACTGCTGAGATGTACCTCAAGCTCATGAAGGCTTGGAACCTCCCCGAAGGGGCCTACGATATCGTGATGGCTCACAGAAAAAAAAACGTAAGTAGTTGATTCTAAACGAAACAAAAAGGTTTACATTTGGTTTAAACTGTGGTAGTATTACTATATCAAATGAAGGAATATGTTATGGCAAAGTACACTTACGAGGACAACTTAATCAGCGATCTATACAAAGATGCCTACGGGTATCGACCTGACCAGTGGTGGATGATGCTATGGTCGGGACAGACACCTGGCTGGAAGCAGGTGGAGTGGGATCGTCTTTGTGACGTAATGAACGAGTCCATCGAGATGGAGAAGCAGATGGAGAAGGTTTCTCTAGACGAGTTCAAAAAAACTCTCCGTGCAACTATGAAGACGACTGGAACTAACTGGAAGCGAGCTCTGTCCTTCTTAGCTCAGGCTGAGGATATAGACATCGAGGCTAACTCACAGGAGTTCTCTCACTTCTTATGGCGCCACGGTATCGGTTACGAAGATCGTAATAAAATATGTAAACTTTATGAGGAGACTGTGTAATGACTATCGCTACTACATATGACGAAAGAATGAACCTGATCAAGAAGATCGATCAGCGGCGTAAGAAGCTGGCCTCTGTAAAGAAGAGGACTCGTAAGGTAAGACCACCAAAGGTGGATCGATCCTTTATGGAAGTTCCAAAGGAGTCTAACATGTATCAGTGGACTGATGCGTCAAAGTACGCGAAGGAGTACTATGGCGAGACTCTTTATCATACGACTCGTTTCGATAACGACTGGGATTAAAATGCGACGCGCCTCCGGCGCGAGAAAGAACTGATTATGACTGTGTTTCCCGCAAGCCTCATAAATACAACAGGCCACTGGTTAGTAGGTACCGAGTGGCACTACGCGAAAGGAACAGTACGGATGGAGTCAGATGGCTTCAGCTGTTCCTGTCGCAAGAAAGCACGAGTACCGTGCAACCACATTAAAAATGTTAAGCTTCGTCTGTACGGAGTCTTTGACGAGAACTATAAGGAATAATAGTATGAGTGACAAAAAACCACCAGGGATGGGTCTTAGGCCACCCTATGCTAGTTTCAAGTTAAGAGACGAGCAGATCCATCTCTTAGAGACAGAGATTGCAGCTGAGGTCGAGAAGGCCGGAGGATTAGAGCAAGGTAAAGTAGGAAACGTTGGAGATGCGAGAGATGAGATTCGAAGAAGCGAGATCTTGTTCATGCCTAATAACATAGCGGTTAATTCTTTTTGCCACAATATCTTTAGAGATGCTAACCGACAGCTCTATGGTTTCCACCTTGAAAAGATATGGGACTTACAGTACACTGAGTATGATGCTTCTTATGAAGGACACTATGACTGGCACTGTGACACTATATGGAACAGTAGTACGTGGTATCAGAGAAAGCTTAGTATGACTATTCAATTGTCTTCCAGCTATGAGTACGAAGGTGGAGAGTTTGAGTTACAGAACACACCACTGCCGGCTACCTATCAAGACAAAGGTACTGTACTAATGTTTCCTAGCTACTTGAATCACAGAGTCTTGCCTGTAACAAAAGGAAAGAGAAAATCTCTTGTCGCTTGGATTGAAGGTCCTTTGTTTGTATAAAAAACGTAAGTGGTTGATTTCAAACGAAACCTTTTCCTTTACATTTAGTTTAAACTGTGGTAGTATAGTTATATCAAATGATAAAAGGATATAAAAAATGGGAATAGCTTTAAACACACTTATCGATCAAACAGCGTCTTACTGCACAGAAGCTAATGACAAAGAATTAAAAGTTATGTACAGAGATGACATGAGGTTATTCTCAGAAGTTGCAGTTGCAATAACTTTTGGCAATTTCAAAAAAGCTTCTAGTTATGTTGAAGCTATGGACACCTCAGCACGTGAGCAAGTCGTCACAGCTCTTGTAGAAGACTTAGGTGCTGAATTAGTTTCAGAAAAATTTGGTTATGAGGTACGTTAATAAAAATGGTTAAGGTTGTACACTATGTCGGTTTCCGTGGAGATGAGTTCGTCCGAGCTTATCGATTGTGGGGTGGTCCTGCAATGATCCACAAGTGGAATGACGATCGTGTTATGACTGAGGTCGGAGATTCAGATGTAGTTGTATTCGGTCCCAAGTATCGTTACAATAAGTGGGTATGGGATGCTTCATCTGATATGTAAAATCCTAGGTGTAATAGTAAGTTCCTGTACAGGGCACCGAGGTTGGTATAGTGGCTGGTACCAGTAAACCCAGACGGTTGCTGCATACGTTAAATGCAGATAGGTGGAGGGGCAACTGCAGAACGCCCCTCCTCTGATTAAAAGGAGATTATTATGTCAATGCATATGATTCGTGGAATCCAAGTTCATGGTAAGTCTAAACTGAAGCGTAAGCCAGGTTGGAAAAAAGTTGTAGCTGAGCATGAAGCTTTTCTTAAAAAGATGGGTGTAAAGAACACCAAGTCAAACTATAGAGCAGAGCTACCTGATTACAGCACTGGTCCTAGGATGACATCTGACGCTATACCAGGCAATGGATCTAAAGTAAAAGCAAATGAATACACCGGTGACTATATCATTGGTATAGGCACTATGCACAAGTCTAACGCTGTGCCTGTTACTCGTAAGAAGGATGCCGAAGATATGGCAAAGATGAGAAGATGAGTGGACTTACTCTAGCATTAGGGCTGTCTATGCATCTAGGATTTGAAGGTGACTATAATTCTATACATCCGCATGTGAGATGGGAAGATCCATCTTATATCGCGGGTGCTTATTTAAATAGTGAAAGCACAATAAGTGCGTATGTTGGACAGGAGTATAACTATGGAGAATTTGCAGTGGAGCTTGGACTGGTCAGTGGATATTATGATATTGCTGTTGCTCCTTTTATAAGAGGAAAGTATAAGAACTTTTTTATAGCGCCAGCTGCAGAAGCAGTTGGTGATTCGTGGAATGGTGGAATAGTCGTAGGATTCGAGTATGAAATTAAATGAGCTAAAAGAAAAAGGTTTAGTTATATTCGAAAACATGTTTAGTAAACAAGATATGGAGTCTTTAAACAGAACTGCTAGTACACTGCCACCGACTGTAGGAAATGTTAAAGATAAAGGCTGGCATAATTGGAATGACGTAATAAAACTCGGTGAAACTGCAAACCTTTTGACAGAAGTTGATTGGGCATATCATTGGGCAGTAACACCAAAAGATAACGTAATTATAAACGAGACAATACTTCCAGTAATAACAAAGATAAGTGATAGTGTATTTGAAAGTTCAGAGTGGGACTGGCAAAAAACTAACAGATATATTATGTCAAACTATAAGCACGATATGGATGTTAGTCCACACTTAGATGCTCCTTATCTCTGGCCACAGAAACTTGAAACTCAAATGGCTAAGTATCTAGAACCAGGTATTCTTAGTCTTACATTCATGATACCTCTTATTGATTTTACAGTAAATAATGGTGCTACTGCATATGTTCTTGGCACACACAAATATATTTGGGATACTGCTGATTGGAATGAAGCTAAACCTGTCCACAAAACTTTTTTTAGTGATAATTATGTTCAGCCTTCAGTTCCGGTAGGCAGTTTTGCATGTTTTTATGGGAATTGTTTACACAGTGTCATGCCAAATTACACTGATGAGATTAGACGTGGTATAATATACAGAGCTATTAGACAAGACGCTCTAGACGAAATGGAAAGATTAGGTTTAGGATAAATGTCAAAGTATCTAGTGATACAATCTTTTATAGAAACTGGGTCCTGGATGCATCATGAAAATGATGACTTACAAAGTCTTTGCATGAATGTTCTTATACCTTCAGTAGCTCGCTACTGTGAGAGACACGGATATAGACACGTTGTGTATACAGATCAATTTAATTTAATTGATTCAGCTAATCTAAAATATGGAGATCATCATGCCAATTTATACCATCAATATCTTGCTGCATTGAAACATAAAGATGACGATGTTGATTATTTTGTTTTTCCAGATGCTGATTTCTATGTCACTTTAAACGCTAAACCTTTCATTGAAACTAAATATCTTGCTGGAGCTCCTTGGAAAAAAACATCACTAGAAAAAAGAGGAAAAGATCCAGAAACTTTTAAAGCTATTTATGGTGGCATTCAAATAATGACAAAAGATGCTGCTCTTAGCTTAGGAAAATATTTAAGATCTAGATTCATAAATTATTTAACTAATGATGAACATATTCAAATGCATCCAAATATGTTAACAGTTGGTGATTGGATAACTGAAAATAACATTGAGCCTGAAAATCTTTCGTTTTACTATAATCATATATTTGATAAGTTTCCTCGTTCTGATCCTTGGAATGACGAAGATGCTAATGTGGGTTTTTGGCACTTATACGGAAAAAACAAAACAGAAAAAATGAAGTGGATACTTAGCCACATAGATGGATTATAAAGGAGAAATATATAATGGAACTTACAAGAGATGGATTAGCTAAAAGACTAAGAGAAACTAGAGCTAACATTATCTTTATCAAAGCAGATGGTACTCAAAGAATCATGCACTGCACACTAATGAAAAAATTCTTACCAGAACAGATTGATGTAGAAGAATACATTTCAGACAAGTCTAAGAGTCAAGAAGCTTTAGCTGTATGGGACTTAGAGAAACAAGACTGGAGAAGCTTCAGACTAGATAGAATAGAAGAAATAATCTGGGCGTAATAAATAGTAGTATCTAATATAGGAGTTTACTATGATTTTGATTTCTTCATTAACATTAAGTTGGATTCTCTTTGCTGCAGCCTCAGCTTGTGCATTTATGATTGGGTTGAACTGGACTAGAGCATCTCAAGACGATATAATATCTCATACTATAATGTATATGGTAGACAACAACATGGTTAAATGGAGGAAAGACGAGAACGGCGAGATAGAACTACTCCAATTAGATGAATAAAATGGTTTACATTTATCTCAAACTGTGGTAGAATAATATTATATGATGAAGGAGAGAGCCAATGGCTATTCGTAAGAAGCGTAAACCAATGTCACCGGAACAAAAAGCTGCTGCAGTTGAAAGACTAGCAAAAGCTCGTGAAAAGAGGATGAGAGAGAATCCTCCTAAATATAAAAACATTCACCCTAATGCTTTGAATCGTCCAGAAGACGACCCATTTTATTTTCGTAAGATTCAGTCTTGGATCAAAACACAAAAAGAATTACTAGCTGGTGCTAGAAAAATGGTCAGGCTAAAAGAGAAAAACGCAGAAACTAAAGTAGCACATATTCAAGCTTACATCAATAATCTTCAGAAGTATTTAAGTACTGGAGAATATGTTGATATGTTCTATGGTGAGTATCAGCAACATAAGATTCGTTATCGTTGCGTTGTTCCAGCATACGAAAAAGATGGTACACCTAAATATTCGTACGGTGTGTTTTATCAAGACTTAGGATATACGTACACAGGCTTAGATCCAGAAGTAGAAGAGGAAACATGATAGAAGCAGAATTCATGAACAAATCAAAATTCAGTAAGATAGTTGAAAAACAAGTTTTGGATAAAAAGCTAGGTTACATTGATGCTGTAGTAGAAGCATGTAAGTTAACTAGCATTGATCCAGAAGATGTAAAAAAATTTATTTCTCCTGTTATAAAGGAGAAAATTGAAGCAGAGGCTATGAGTTTAAATTTCTTGCCTCGACAAAATACGTTATATTTTGAATAAATAGCTATGTACAATACAGCACATATAATGTATAATAATACAGTAATATTTCAGACATACGGAGAATATAAAAATGTCATTCGAAAATTTAAAACGCAATCGCGGTAAAATCGATCAACTGATTGCTGCAGCAGAAGCAACAGGCACACAAACTCAAACAAATAAGTATACAGACGATCGCATGTGGAAACCCACAGTCGATAAACAGAATAATGGTTATGCCGTTATTAGATTTCTTCCAGCTTCGGAAGGGTCAGACTTACCTTGGAATCGTTATTGGGATCATGGCTTTAAAGGTCCAACAGGTAAGTGGTACATTGAAAGATCTCTTACATCAATTGGTCAACAAGATCCAGTCGGTGAGTTGAATTCTCGCTTATGGAACTCTGGTGTTGAAGCAGATAAAGAAACAGCTCGTCGTCAAAAGCGAAGACTTCATCATGTTTCTAACATTTATGTTGTAAGTGATCCAGGAAATCCTTCAAATGAAGGTAAAGTCTTCCTATATCAATATGGAAAGAAAATCTTCGATAAACTGATGGATGCAATGCAGCCAGAGTTTGCTGATGAAGATCCTATCAATCCATTTGATTTTTGGAACGGCGCTAACTTCAAGTTGAAGATTCGTGATGTTGAAGGATATCGTAATTATGACAAGTCAGAGTTTGCTAACGTTTCTCCTCTATCAGAAAACGATGATGAGTTAGAAAAAATTTACGATTCAATGCATGATCTTCGTGAGTTTACAGATCCTAAACACTACAAAACATATGATGAACTTCAAGCTAAATTACAATCAGTGATTGGTGGTGGAATCCTCGGTGGTGCACCAAAGATTGAAGATGAAATACGTTTAGGTGAAGAAACTCCAGCGCCGACAATTAAAGAAGTGCAGCCAGTATCTTCTGCAGAAGAGATATCTACTTCCGAAGATGATGATACTATGTCATACTTTTCAAAATTAATTAATGATGATGCGGCCTAATAAGGTCCATGACTATTATCAGTGGTATTAGGAGTTCCACTGTTGTTTAGTATAGTCTGATTTACTTTAGACTCATTGATATTATTTGTAGTCGGCGCTACTATTGGCATGTTACCTAATGACATTGGCGCCGACAAATATTCCGGCATCAGAGAATTGAAAGGTCTTTCAAAAGGATTAATCACTGGTCCTAAATTAGGATTAGGTCCTTCTAATGGACTGGTTCTTTTAGTGAAGAGAGGACTAGTTCCA